CTCCTGCCCTTGGTGGTCTTCCAGGTCACGAGCTCGTTGCCGGCGGCATCGACCAGGATGGCCGCCTCGCCCATGTAGGCCATGATCTCGGCCTTGACCTGCTCGGCCTTGGTCTCGGCATCGGCGAGCGCCGATTGCATCGCCTGCACACGCACAATGCGTTCTACGCATGCTTCATCGGCTACCGCGGTCGCACCGGTGTCTTTGGCATAGCGCAGGCGCAGATCCGAGACCGTGATCGCCTCGGGCGGGTCGTTGGCTTGGACGCGGCGCCAGAACTCGGTCTCGCGCGCGGTGATCTCTGCGATCAGTTCCTCGTCCCGTTCGACCCGGTAGAGGCGGAAGTCACGGGCGTAGAACAGCACCGGCACCCAGGCGAGTGCGAAGCCGGTGACGGCAAGCGCGTGCTGGGTCTGCACCACGTAGTGCAGCGGGATTTGATCGGTGCCTTCCTCGCCCCATTCGCGGTCATCGCTGGTGGTCTTGGCTTCGACCAGGTTGCCGTCCGAGGCGATGCCATCGACGGTTGCCCAGCGCCAGGGCAGCATGTGATCGAGGAACTGGCGCTGCTGCGCGGTGACGATTAGCCCGGTGCGCTGCACGAATTGATCGATGACTACGGACTCGAGCGCCTTGCCGACACTCATCGGCAGGGTTTCCGCTTGGCCGGCCGAGTGACCGGTCTTCTCGAGGAACAGCTCGAGCGCCGATTTCCACGGCGACAGTCCGAGTGCAGCCGGTGCATCGCTCGCACCGAGCCCCTCGTGCCGTTCCAGAATCTTCTCTGCGGGTCGCATGGTCATTCCCTCCAATGCGCCATGTAGCGGCGATTGCTGCGGATCCAGCGCAATGACCTGAGTTGGTGACGGACGTAGCGCCAGAAGGTGCGGATGCCATCGACGCAGGCCCACAGCGCGCAGGATCCCGCGATCAGCACCACCACCATGACCGCGTAGTCAAGACCCGTCAGCGGACGCAGGCCGGCGCTCATGCGATCTGCTGCTCGGCGGCCGGGAAGGTCTGCTCGTCGCAGACGGTTTCGTACAAGTCCTGCTCGACCATCTTGGTGCCGACCTTCACGCGCCGGCAGACCTTCGACGAGAAGTTGAAGTAGACCTTGGCGCCTTCCTCGTTGTGGAAAAACGCGGTCCATGACGAGTCATGTTTCCCGGGCGGCGCGCTGTCGCTCTTGAAACCGTTGACCCGCAGCGCGCGGACGCAGCCGGCCAAATCGTGCTTGTTGCCGCTCGCGTAAATGTTTGGCCCGAGGTAGTCGATGCTCGCGCTCGTGAGCGCATCGGCCGGCATCGCCATGATCACGCGGTCAAAGGCCTCGCCATGCTTGGCGATCAGGGCCTTCATCTTTGCGTGATTCTGCTCCTGCTCGGCGAGCAGGATCCGCATCAGAAACTCGGTCTTGTTGCTCATGTCGCATTCCCCTTCACCAGAGGCCGGATCAGCAAAGTGCGATCACGGCGAAAGTCCGACAGCGGCGCATCCGCACCTGGCGGCCAGCACTTCAAGCACTGATCGAGCCCGTCCTGCGAGGGCGCCTTTCTGCAATCCACGCACAAGTGCTCCATCACGTCGCCGCATTCGCAGACCGGGACGTAGCAGTACGAGAAGTCGTAGTGCTTCACCGGCTCGCGCGTGACGCGCGGCACCAGCACGAGGCGCTCACGCTCCTTGGGTAAGGCCAGCTGGCAGCGTGGACACCAGCACAGGTCGCCACGAGCGGCGAGCTCGCGAAAGCCAGCGTGCATGGCGTCATCGAGGGTAGTCATGATCGCCTCCGCGTGGCGGGATGCCACGGGAGGGAGATTAGCGCCGCTTATAGATCAAGTCAATAGGGGCGCTTATGGAGTTGCGGCGACTAGGTCAGGCTACTGACGTCGAGGTAAGTGCTTGTACTCAAGCGCCTCGACTTACAGTTCACGATTTACCGGCCTTTTTCTTCGGTAGGCGCGCAGATTGATGACTTGGGCTGGCGGCCTTGAGGGCTTTCAGCAGACGCGCGCGGCGCTCGAACTCCTTGAGCAGGGTCACCATTACGTTTTCGATCTGCTGCCGTTCATCCTGGCTGAGTCGGTCGAAGCGTGGCTTGCCGAACTTAAATGGCCAACCGGAATCGCGCAATAATTCGTAAGTCACGGCACCCTCTGGGATGCCAGGTAGTGCTGCCATTTCCGGCAGGTCGGTGCGGATGTCGGTGGGCGCACAGCGAAGGATTTGAGCGAAGCCGAGCACCGCGCGGTAGTTGAGGCGGGTTTTGCCGTGGAAATACTGGCTGACCGCGCTCTGGGTGATGCCAAGGTACTGGGCAATGCGGTCCTGCGATGGTCGTTCGGCAGCTGGGATTGCTTGCCATTTTGCGAATAGCCGCGCCGAGGCAGCGCGATCGGCAGCATTGGGCTTGGAGCGGCGATTGTCGCTCGACATATAAGCAAGGCTATTGCAGCAATACGGGGCCCGCCACAAGCGCCGCTGTTGACAAGTCGCATAAGCGGCGCTAATTTCGGCATTATGAGTGAGCACACCCCGATTGAGCGCGCCATCGCCATTTGTGACTCCCAGCAGGGGCTGGCAGACAGGATCGGGGTTTCCCAAGCACTGATTTCGCAGTGGCTCAGCGGGGCCTTGGTTCATCAGCGGCACTTCCCCGGGATCGTGGCAGCGACTGGCGGACTGGTTACAGCCGCTGAACTGCTTGAGTTTGAGCTCGCCAAACTGGAAAAGCAGAACGGCCGCAAGCGGCGAGCATGAGCCTCGAACGCAAGGACGTTCGGGCATCGCTGGACGCGGATCTGCACGCCGCACTCAAGGAAATATGTGATCTCGACGGGGTGACAACCGCCGAGTTCATCGAGGCGCTGCTGACTCCGGTCCTGCGCAAGCGCATCCACGACACGATTGAACTTTCCGAGCGGCTCCGGCGCATCGGAATTTCCCGGAACGGCCGGGATAACACGGCAGATCAACCGCTTAACGGCGAGCGGCGCTGATGGCTCGCATCCGCACGATCAAGCCGGAGTTCCCGCAAAGCGAGTCCATGGGGCGGGTCTCGAGAGAGTCGCGACTGCTTTTTATCCAGCTCTGGACCATTTGCGACGACTCGGGAATCACTCGCGGGTCTTCGCGAATCCTCGCGAGTCTTCTCTACCCGTATGACGCAGATGCCTTTGAACGCATCGACGAATGGCTGAACGAACTTGAACGTGAAGAATGCGTCGTGCGCTATGTCATTGACGGGTCTACGTATTTACAGGTGCTTACCTGGAAGGCCCACCAGAAGATCGACAAGCCCACACCATCGAAACTCCCCCAATTCGAGGAAAGCTCGCGACTTGTCGCGAATCCTCGCGAGGAAGTAGCGAGCCCTCGTGGTGGGATTGGAATGGAAGGGAAGGGAGTAGACCAGGAAGGGAAAGGACCTGTATTGGCGCTCACGCGCCATGCACAACTCGCTCCATCCCGTAAAAACGGGACCAGCGAAGAGCCACCAGAATTCGCCGAACTGCAAGCCGCCTATCCGAAACGCAGCGGCGGACAGCGCTGGCCGGATGCGCTGACAGCCTGCCGCAAACACGTCGCTGTCGGCGCCACTTGGCAGCAATTGATCGACGCGGCCAAACGCTACGCGCTGTTCCTTGAGGCAACCGGCAAGAGCGGCACCGAGTACGTGCAACAGGCGGCGACGTTTTACGGCCGCGGTGCCGGTTGGCGCGAAGCTTGGGTAGTCAATCTGCGACCGCACGCCAAAACAGTTGACGAGCTCGAAGCCGAGGAGCGCGCGCGTGTTCGCAGTTGACCGCCCTGAATTCGAGCGCCAGGTGGCCATGCTGTGTGCGGCTTACAACGTGCCGGCTGGGGAGCGCGGCGAGGCGTACTGGAACGCTTTCAACCGGCTCGGTCTGATCGAATTCGCGCGCATGGTCGCGCACATCATCGGCCCCGAGGGACCGGACAAGCTGCCGACTGTCCCGCAGCTGTGGAAGATCCGCAAGGAACTGGGCAAGGCCAATCAAGCGCAGGGCAAGCCGGGCACCCAAGACTTGCTCACTGCGGTGGTCGAAACGGCACTCAGGAAATGGCAGCTATCCGAGTTGCAGATTCGCCAGACCTGGAACTGGATCGCGCGGGATCCAGGAGGTCCTGACTGCAACATGCTCGGCGTGATCATTCCACAGGATCCGATGGACCCGGTGCGATTTCCGGCGCATCGGCTGATGGTTTCTGAACTGACGCAGGAGAAGAGGCGGGTGTGACTGAGATGCGTACCACGACATCGACAGATCGGGGCGCGCGCGGCGCGGCATCTCCGGTTACGTTCGCGCTCACATTGCCATGGCCGCCAAGTGTCAATCACTACTGGGCCAATCGGGTGATACCAGCCAAGCACGGTCCACGCCGGTTCATCGTCATGACGTATTTGGCCGATGCGGGGCGCGAATATCGGGTCAGAGTATCGGAAGCGATCATGGCGCAGCGCATTCCCAGGCGTGTGCTTACCGGCCGACTCGCGATTAAGGTGCTGGCGCATCCGCCCGACTGGCGCACCCGCGATCTCGATAATTTGTGGAAGGGATTGCTCGATTCGTTGAAGCACGCCGACGTGATCGAGGATGACGGCCACTTCGATGATTTGCGCATCCGCCGCGGCAAGGTCATGCCTGGTGGCAAAGTGATGGTGGATCTGTCTGAGATTCCGGGCGAGCCGATGAAATCCGGCGATCTGCTGAAACAGGGCTCGCTATGAGGCGACGCAAGGACAAACAGGGCCGCTGGCTCAAGCAACTTGCGCCAACTTATCACGGCCCAGGTCGCAACCTATCTTGCACCAAACGTGGTCCTGGCCGTGTTGCCTGGGATCGCTGCAATCCAGCAGGCTCGAAGCTGCGGCGCCGGCTGTATCTCGACCGTGCTCGGTGATGTACTACAGTTCGTCATCAATGCCGGCAGCGGCACGTCGCTGTTGCGGCTACGCCAGAAGTTCCCGACCGTGGCGCCAGCGGTGCGCGCTTGCCTCGAGCGCGGCTATCTGGAATTGCGCGGGAGTTGTTATCACGCTACCGCCCGCGGGCGCGAGTTCATGTCCGAGGAAGCGGCTGCAGCAGCGACTGCGAATGCGCTTAAACGCTGCCGCGTTTGCCGGATCGATAAGCCGCGCGATCAGTTCTGGAAGGATTCATGGCGCAGCGACGGTTTGTACCAGTACTGCATCGATTGTTGTAACCGAAGGAAGGCACAAATGAGGGAAGCACGACAGCTGGAGGCGCGCACCGCGCTGCGCAATGCGGCGGAACTGGTGGTTGCGGCGGCGGCCAGGTGGGATCATGGAGTCGCCGAGCTGGCGGCTGCTTGGGCTGACATCATGGCTGCTGATGAGACGCTTCGCATCAACCGGCGCGCTGCTGGCGTCGATAACGATTCCGGGCGTATGGAGGCGCGTTTGCTGCATGCGCACGCCATGTTCGGCCTGTCGATCGCGCTGATCGATGCCAGGTTCCCGATCGGCTGGCCGGTATTGCGAGAAGCGCCCCTGAGTCCACGCCTGGCTGCCTATGTGGGCAGCGATCCGGTCAGCGATTATCTGTCAGCAGCAGTTGAACCTCAGATACAGCCGTCACCGACAGCCGAACGACGCAAGCGCAGACGATGAAGGAAACCCCCAACAAACGCCGACTGCGCGAAGAGCGTTTCGTGGCCGAGTATCTCAAAGATCTGAACGCCACCGAGGCCATGCGCCGCTGCGGTTTTCTCGGTCGCAGGCCGGATGTCGCCGCCTCCAAGTTGCTGGCAAGACCCACTGTCACGGCGCTGGTTCAGGCACGGAGCAGCGCTTTGCTGCAGCGCGCTGATGCCACTGCGGAACGCATCATTCAGGAAACAGCTGCGATTGCCTACTCGGATCCACGCCACTACTTCGACCAACACGGCAATCTGATTCCGGTGCGGCAATTGTCCGATCATGCGGCGGCCGCTGTTTCCGACCTCGAATTCGAGAATGTAGTCGTGGGTGCCGGCAAGCAGGCCAGGATTATGCCGTGTCTCAAGAAGCTCAAGCGTTGGAACAAAAACGAGGGTCTCAAGCTGCTGGCGCAAATCCGCGGACTCACGCAACCTGATCGACCGGCGCCGGTGTCGGTGTTCAACATCCAGATCAATCTGTGACGACGCCTGGCTTCGTCTACACCCCGCCCGGGCCGGTGGCCCGTGAGTTCCTGCTGTCCAACGCATTGGTGCGCGGCATCATGGGTGCGTTCGGTTCCGGCAAGTCGACCGCCTGCGTCATGGACATCCTGCGCAACGCGCGCGAGCAGGCGCCGGCACCGGATGGGATTCGCTACTCGCGCCATCTGATCACCCGTCAGACTTTCCCGGAACTCAAGACTACCTCGATCAAGACCTGGCACCAGTGGGTACCGCAAGGTCTCGGGCGCTGGGTCGATACCGGCCCGCCGCGGCATCACATACGCGCTGACGGCATCGACATCGAGGTCCTGTTCGTGGCGCTCGACCAGCCGCAGGACGTGCAGAAGGCACTCGGCATGGAGCTGACCACTGCCTGGATGAACGAGGCGCGCGAGCAGGACAAGGCGATTCTCGATGCGCTCACCGCGCGCGTTGGTCGGTATCCAGGCGCCAACCTGGGCGGCTGCACACGAAAGTCGGTGATCATGGACACCAACCCGCCGGACTCGGATCACTGGTGGTACAAGCTGGCCGAGGAGCAGCACCCCGAGGGTTGGGAATTCTTCTCGCAACCATCCGGCCTGTCACCGCAAGCCGAGAACCTCAACTGGCTGAACCAGACCCCGGCAACGCTGGCCTTGCCGGTTGATCATCCAGAGCGCATCGCGCGCGGCCGGCGCTACTACCAGGACCTGATGCAGGGCAAGAGCGCCGAGTGGATTGAGGTCTACATCCACGGTCGCTACGCCTTCCTCGCCGAAGGCAGGCCGGTCTATCCCGAGTACGCCGACCATCTGCATTGCGCCAAAGAACGGCTGAGCCCGATCAAAGGCCAAGCCATGTGCTCACTCGACTTCGGGCTCACACCGGCCGCGGTGTTCCAGCAGCGGCTGCCGAATAGCCGAATCATCGCCTTCCACGAACTGATCGCGACCGACATGGGCATCACCAACTTCGCTCGCTTGCTGGCGCCTGAGCTTGCCAAGTACCCGCAGTGCGAGTTCGAGATCGTCGGTGATCCTGCTGGCCAGCAACGCAGCCAGGTCGATGAGCGCACGGTGTTCGAGGTGCTGCGTGCAACCGGGCTGCAGGCGCGACCAGCGCGCACCAACGACTTCGTGTTGCGCCGGGATGCCGTCGGCAATGCCTTGTCACGGCTGGTGGACCGCGCTCCCGCCTACATGGTCAGTCCAACATGTCCCAAGCTCAGAAGGGCCTACGCGGGCGGATATTGCTTCAGGCGCATGCACGTCACCGAGGAACGCTACCGCGACGTGCCCGACAAGAACATTCACTCGCATGTGGCCGAGGCTGCCCAGTACGGCGTCATCGAACTGGGTGAAAACCCGCGTGCGCTGATCACCGGCAAGCAGCTGCCGGGGATCATCCATCCAACCGGGGCGCCGTGGAAACTCTTTGAATGATCGAGGGACCATGGCGGCGCTACTTCGTGGTCTGCGCCGAATCGATCGTGCCACATTGGTGGAACCGCTTGCTGCGACCAGGCTATCGGCATTGCTACTTGCTGATCTGGGAGGGCTGCGTGTGGCTATATCTCGATCCCACCATGGATCGTGCCCGTGTGCTGGTGCTAGACCTGTTCGATGGCTTTCAGCATCCTGCAGTCTGGATCGAGGATGAAACTGCGCGTATCTTCGAAGCATGGCCGACAGCGGAAAGCGATCGTCTGCGTACCCCGTGGTTGCTGGGGCCGATCACTTGCGTCGAATTGGTGAAGGCGTTTCTCGGGATCAGCAATCCCTTCATCTGGACACCATGGCAACTAGCGCAGTGGCTGCGTAGACGGAGACGCGATCGTGAAAGCAAAGAAGCCGACCAAGACCGCCGAGGAGCTAGCGCTCGCCGCCGCCCAGGTTCGGGAACTGTCACGCCAGGAGGAGGCGATCAACGAGCGCAAGCGTCGCATCATCCGGGCTCAGAGCAACAGCCGGGCGTCGCTACTCAGTAGGCTAGGTGGGTCGCGCGAACAACTGGGCAATCCGGCACAGGGGCCGCCAGGCCAACCGCTGCTGGTCGGACGTGGCCGCGGTCTGAGTGGCTTGATCGCGAGCCTGCTTGCCGGTCGCAGCGCAGCCGCGCGATCTTCCAGCGCAACTCAGAGCAGCACCACCGGATCGCGCAGAATCGGCGGCGGCCGCAGTTCTGGAATCACCCCATGATCCAACTGCCGCCCGGGATCGGCGACATCCAGAATCTGTTGGCACGCTATGATCGCGCAGTCGAGCGCCGTGAGTATTGGCGTTCGCTGATGCAGGATTGCTACCGCTATGCAGTTCCGGATCGGGAACTGTGGGACTTCCGCACCCCGGGTCAGCGCAAAGGTCACGAACTATTCGATGCCACCGCACCCATTGCGGTGCAGGAATTCGCGTCACGGATTCAGGCCAACATCTGTCCGGCCTGGCGCAACTGGTCAAAGATGGTGCCGGGACCGGGATTGCCCAGGGAGTTTCGCGAGGATGATGAGCTCGCGCTCTATCTCGAGGAACAGACCGAGGTCTTTTTCGGTTACATCAATCACTCCAACTTCGTGCTCAAGACGCACGAGTCATTTCAGGATCTCGCAATCGGCACCGGCGCCATCACGCTCGAGCTCAATGAGCAGCGCAATGGCTTCGTGTTCGACAGCATCCCGCCGCCGCATCTGGCAATTGAGGAGGGGCCGACCGGACTGATTGAAACCGAATTCATGGACCGGCGCAAACCGCCGGAGCACATCGAGCGCATGTATCCGGGTGCCAAGTTGCCGGAAAAATGGCGCCGCATGAAGACCGACAAACCGGCCGAATCGGTCGAGTTCCAGGTCGGCTGCATCTACGCTCCGAGGGCTGCCGAATACCACCTGGTGGTGTTCTCGAAGGCTGAGAAGGAGTTGATCTACTCGCGCAATTATGGCGCGAGTTCTCCGGTCATCGTATTTCGCTGGAATGCCATTCCGGGTGAGACCTGGGGACGCGGCCCGGTAATGTCGGCGCTGCCTGATATCAAGACCCTGAACAAGGTCATCGAGTTCGTGCTGCGGGGTGCTGCGCTCAATCTGGCACCGCCGTTCACGGTGGTCAGCGACGGTACCGTCAACCCCTATACGGCGGTACTGGCGCCGAACGCGATGATCCCGGTGATGAGCAACGATCAGAGCAATCCGTCGATGCGGCAACTGGTGACCGATGTGCGCCCGGACCTGTCGCAGATGATCGTCGAGGACCTGCGCAAGAACATCCGCGACCACCTGTTCAGCGATCCGCGCCGGCGCGAGGGACCGATCGAGTCAGCATCCGAGGTGCTGATCGAGGATCGCGAATTCCTGCAACGCATCGGCTCGAGCTTCGGTCGCATCCAGAGCGAGTTCACCGAGCGAGTGGTCAATCGCGGGGTGCACCTGTTGAAGTCGATCGGCAAAATGGATGACTTCCGGGTCGATGGTCGCGAGGTCACGCTCAAGCATCTGTCGCCACTGGCGCGGGCCCAGGATCAGGACGAACTGCTGGCCCTGCAAACCGGTGTCGCGCTGGTCAAGGAAGGCTTCGGCGATGCGGCCGTGCATCTGGCAGTCAAGACCGAAGACATCGGCGAATGGGTGATGCGCAAGGCCGGAGTCGATGCCGTGGTGCTGCGTGGTGACATCGAACGCAAGGAACTGGTGGCAAAGGCCGGTCAGGCGGCACAGCAGCAGATGGCGACACAGGCGGCGTGATGCACGACGAGATCGCGCGCCGTGTTACTGCGCCGGGTGTATTCGATGACCAAGATGCGCGCAATGAGTTGGCGCAGCGCGAGGCTTGGGCGAAAGGTTTTGAGATCGCGCTGCTGCACGCCAAGGTGTTCAACACCGATGCCGGTCAGCAACTGCTGCAGCTGTGGGTGCGCAATCTGTGGGCCAATCCGATCGTCCGGCCTGGCGATGACGCATTCGCGCAAGGTATTCGTGAAGGGCGCGCCGATGTGGTGCGCCAGGTATTGATTCAGTTGGAGATCGCCCGCACAGGGCAAGCCGGAGGTTGATCATGAATGATGCAACGAAGGACAAAAGCGGGACCGGCGGCGATGCCGACAACCTGCTCGATGCCGCAAACTCCGCAGGTAACGATCAGGGCGGCAAGGGCGACACGGACAAAAAATCGGGTGCCGCGAAGCCGACACTCGCTTTCGGTTACGACGAGAAGGCGCTCGATTCGGTGTTCGGCAAGCCAGGCGAGGATGGCCGCCCTGCTAATCTGCCGGAAAAGTACTGGAACAAGGAAGGCAAGTCCGTCAAGGCTGATGTGCTGTTCAACCAGTTGCGCTGGGCTGAGGGCAAGATCGGCAAGCCTCTGGCGATCCTCGGCGCACCGGCAGAAGGCAGCGACTACGAACTCAAGTTACCGGCCGAATACGACGGGCTAGTCGAGATCGACGGCCAGGATCCGCGCGTGCAGGCGCTGGTCGAAGTTGCGCGCAAGCACGATCTCAGCCAGGGCTTCGTGAGCGAGATCATCGAGCTCGCCGCCAGCAAGGTGAAGACGATCACCGAGAGCACGCTCAAGCAGGAGATCGGCAAGCTCGGTGACAACAGTTCGGAACGACTCCAGAACATGAGCGACTTCCTGACTGCCAATCTGAACCACGAACAGGCTGGAATCGTCAAGGGATTGCTGGAATCTGCCGCCATATTCGAGGCGATCGAAACGCTGATCGCGAAGGCGGCACCGCCCAAATTCGCGGACAAGGACGGTCAGGCTGCCAGCGTCGATCAGCGCCAGGCGCTCAAGGACGATTGGGAGCGCAAGTACTTCGAGAAGGATGCCAACGGCGAACGCCGCATGGCAACCGATCCGGCATTCGCGAAGGAAGTCAACGCGCTGCGTGATCTCGTATTCGGTACCACGCGTCGCGATGCTCAGGGTCGGGCGGTCGCAGCCTGACTCACGCGCACTCTTGACAGGTTGCGCGAAGGGACTGCAACCTTTGCGCACCTGATCCCCGGACCTACTCGCGTTCGCGAGCCCGGCCAGATCAATGGCACTGGCGGGCGCCGAGCCCCGCAAGTCCCGGCCCGATGACATCGGACCTACCGGGGCGAAGAACCAGAGCGTTTTTCGCCAACGGAGTAGGTACGCATGTCCATCTTCCTCACCGATGCCGCGCAGGCTGAGTTCGACGCCGAGGTCAAGCATCAGTATCAGGGTGCGGCGCTGTTGAATGGTACCACCCGCGTGCGCCGTAACGTGGTCGGCTCGACCGTCAACTTCCGCCTCACCGGCAAGGGCATCGCCAAGCAGAAGGCGATCCAGGCCGATGTCGTGCCGATGAACGTCACCCACGTCAACCGGCCTGGCACGATGCAGAACTGGCACGCTTCGGACTACACCGACATCTTCGCTCAGGCTGAGGTGAATTTCGACGAGAAATCAGAACTCGCCAAGTCGGTCGCGATGGCAATGGGTCGGCGCTCCGACCAGATCATCATCGACGGTGCTTTCGCAACCGATGCAGCGGCCAACGCCGCGGCGGTTGATACCAACGTCGGGGGCACTGCTTCCGGCTTCAATCTCGACAAGCTGTTGCGGTTATCGCGGCTGTTGACTGCGGCTGGTGCACCCAAGATGGGTCGCCACATCGCGCTCACGGCACGCGCCCTTGAGCAGGCGCTGTTGGTGTCTCAGTTCTCGAGTACGGACTACAACAGCATCCGTGCACTGATGAGCGGCGACATCGACACTTACGGCGGTTTCAAGTGGCATGTGTTCGATGACCGCACCGCGGCCGGCGCCGAAGGCGGTCTGCCAATCGTATCCGGTGCCATCCGCCAGGGTTGGGCCTGGCATCAGGAGGCGGCCGGCTTCGCCTCCGGCATCGAGTTCCGCACCGAGATCAATTACGTGCCGGAAAAGACCTCGTTCCTGGTCACCGGTCTGTTCAAGGCCTGCTCGGTGGGCATCGACATCACCGGCATCCAGGGCGTGCAGTACACCGAGTAAGGAGCAAGCTGACATGCCATTCAACCGCGAAGGTCTCCATTGCGCCAATCCGGCGGCTCCTCCAGGCTCGCGCATCTGGACCTACCAGACGCTCGATGCCTTCACCGTGGTGCGCGTGGTCGGTTACTTCAATGCAGCGGCCCGCGAACTCGGGCTCGGCGACAAGCTCGAGGTGACCACGGTGACCGGCTCGATCAAGGCGCCGACCGGCATCACCGCGCGCGGCACGACTTACGTCAATTCGCTGGCCGCCGGCGCGGTGGACGTGGTGGATGTGGTCTCGCACGCCTCGACCGACACCGACTGACGGCGCAGGGTTGGGCCCACTTCTGCCGAGATGCGGGCTGCTTCGGGGCCGTCGGGAGCAATCCGGGCGGCCCTTTTTCGTGAGGTGACGACATGGCATCGCAACGCTTTCGCATTCCGGTCGAGTCGGTCGCTGGCGGTGTTCCAAGCGCCAGCACCGTGACCTATGCGCAGACCGCCGGCGCCACCGCCGACTTCATGGACCTGTTTCTCGACAATGTCGATATCAGGAGCATGGCGCATTTGGAAATGCTGCTCGAGCACCTGACCAAAGCCGTGCGCGACCGCTATCGGCAATCGGTCGGCGGGGTCTGAATCATGGCGGTTCGGGCGTTTACCGTACTCGACAACAATCTGCGCGCACTTGCTGCGCAGTGGGCTGGTTTGCTGCAGACCACGGCCGATACCGGGGCGCCTGCCGAAGTGCCGGACTTTGCCGATCGTTCGGTGCAGGTCGAGGGCACGCTTGGAACCGGTGGCGTGGTGCGCATCGAGGGCAGCAACGATGGCACCAACTATGCGCCGTTGACTGACCCACAGGGCAATACGCTCGACTTCAACGCGGTGAATCGGATCGAACAGGTGCAGGAGATCACCCGCTACCTCCGTCCGCGCGTGACTGCTGGTGACGGTGGTACCAATTTCACCGTCACGCTATACGGACGCCGGCTGTGAAAAATCCTTTCTCCAAGGGCATGGCCAACGATGAAATGAGTTTCACGGAAGCCTGCAATGTGTTGCGTTCCGGGGCCAAGTTCTGGCGCATGTGGGCGCAGGTCGAGCAGGCCGCCCAGGCAGTCGAGGCACAGTTCCAGGTGCAGGCCGAACGCGAACGCCTGGTCAAGCAACTGGGTGAACAGCGTGACGCGCTGGAAGCCCAGGTCAACATTGCACAGTCGGCCTTGGCACAAGCCAGGCAGGACGCAGCCGCACTGACCACCAAGGCCGAGGACGATGCACGAGCCATCCAGGAGGCCGCAAAGGCCGAGGCAGTACAGATCAAAGGTCAGGCAGACAAAGACGCGTGTGACATGTCTGACGCAAGAGCACTGCTACAGGCACAACTTGCCGAGCTCGATAATGTGCTCGCAGCCAAGCGTGGCGAGTTGGCAGGTATCGAATCCGTCATCGCTGAGGCGAGGGCGAAACTCGGCATGAACGGCTGAGGCGCCGGCATGGTCGCCTCAATCACCTTCTTCAACAACTGGCGCGAGGCGATCGCCCGTGCCGTTGACCTGTCCTCGCCGCCGACCGTCAATGTCACCCTGCACACCTCGACTTTCGTGCCGGACAACGAGGCCGATGTCGTTTATGCCGATGTCAGCAACGAGCTCGCGACCGCGAACGGCTACACCAATGGCGGGCAAGCGCTCACCGGCCTCACCTGGACGCAATCGACCACGGTCGCGATCTTCGATGCCAATGACACGGTGTGGACTGCCAGTGGGGGCTCCATTACGGCTAGATATGCCGTATTGCGCCTGGTCGGCACCTTCAACGGCCAGGTCGATCCGCTGATCGCCTACATCCTGCTCGACGTCACGCCGGCGGATGTGACCGCCACTGATGGCAATACCCTGACTCTTCAGTGGAATGCGAGCGGCATTTCCAGGGTGACCTGAAATGCTACTCCTGACCTCTACCAGCGATCTGGTCCGCGTCGTCACCGACGCCGCCGGCGACATCGAGGTTCACGCTTCATACATGGATCACAGCGCCGGCGTGTTCACCCCGGCGCGCACCAATACGGCTTCGATCACGACTGCGACCACGACCACCGTAGTCGCCTCGCCGGCTGCCAGCACGCAGCGCAACGTCAAGCACCTGAACATCAGGAACAATCACGCTTCACAGGCGGTGCTGGTCACGGTGTTTCACACCGACGGCACCACGCAGGAGGATCTGTTCGAGTGCACCCTGCTCGCTGGTGAGGCGCTGATCTTCACGCAGGGCGGGGTGTGGCTGCACTACGATGTCAACGGCGGCACCTATCCGCAGGTGGGAGCGCAGGCTTCGCAGGCGGAAATGGAGGCGGCGACCTCGCTGGTGACCACGGTCTCGCCGGGGCGGCTGCACTTTCATCCCGGAGTGATCAAGCACTGGTATCGGGTCACGGTGTCCGGCGGCACGCCGACCCTGCAACAGAGTTACAACGTCACCTCGATCACGGATACCGCCACCGGCCAGTTGACCGTGACCATCGCGACCGACTATTCGAGTGCCGGCTATTGCATCCTGCATGGCTGCGAGCGCGCCAACACGACCACCACAGTCGCGAACGCGCGTCAGGACGAGATCAGGAATGCTACGCCTGCGGCGGGTTCTTATATCCACGAGTGTTGGGATGATTCCGCGACCAACAACGTACTGGCCGACCCTGCGACGTGGTACGGGGCCGGCCTTGGAGACTTCGCATGAGCGCTACTTTCTACGAACGCATTCTGCGCACCGGCGATTACGAGAATGACGGTGGCTACATCGACATCGAGGAATTTGAAGACCTTCTGGTCATGTACGAGGCTGGCGAGGTTGGTGCTGCCCTGATCAAGTCGCGGTTTTCCTGCACGACTCCGCAGGCTGACGATGTCGATGACATCCTCGCGACCATTCCCAATCCGCTGCTCGGTGTGCTGGTGCGTGCGCGTTGGGCGCATCTGGTAGCGGCGATCTGCCGGAGCGGCTTGCGGGGTGTCGCCGCCTACGATACGCCGGCCGAACTTGAGGCGGAGCTTGGGGTTTGAGCATGCGCGCACCTGACGTTCAGTTCGTTGCGATCATCTTTGCCGATGGCTCGCTCGGCATCATGCAGTTCGTGGTGCGCGAGTTTGCGCAAGGTGGCGGTGTGCAGTTGGAGCGCGAGCCGACCGACGAAGCAATCGGCATCGAGATCATGCGCTCGGCGTTCGACAGCGAGCCGGTAAGCTGGCGCCGGATCAGCGCCGGGGATGTACCACGGGAGCGCGAGTTCCGCAGTGCGTGGACGGATGATGGCCGTGTCATCGTACACGATCTGTCACGGGCGCGTTCGATTCATCTTGTCCGCCTGCGCGCAGAGCGCGATGAACGCCTCAGGCTGCTTGATTCCGATTGGATGCGGGCTACCGGCCAGCGCCGGGCAGGTGAAGCCGACGGCATCGAAGCGCAACGGCAGGCATTGCGCGACATGCCAACTACCTTGGCACCAGCACTGTCTGCGGCGCAGACCATCGCAGAACTGAAAGCGATCCGGCTGCCATAGGAGCCAAGTGGCCTCTTACATCAGCATCGTCACGGTCGAGCGCGCCTCGAACAATCCGCCTTCCGCCACGCCGCCGAACATCCCGAACATTCAGGAGGTCACGGTCCCGGCTGGCGCCACCTTTTGCCTGCTGCTGATCGGCGGCTACGGCACCCCGGCCAACTGGCTCGACGCGGCCAACTTCGATCTGGCCGGTCAGGCGTTCACCGTAGTCGCTGACACGGATGGCCAGACCGCGCAGGAACAGTTGTGGGTCTGCCGCCTCAACAACCCGCGCACCGGCATGTTCAAGGGGACGTGGACGTGGGATGGCGCCAACAATGAGGGCCTGACCTTCCACTTCCTGTTTGCGAGCAACGTTGATCTGGCGAACCCGATCCGTAGCTCCACCACGACGCAGCAGAACACGACCATCAGCGGCCTGAGCGCAGAACCGCTGGACCTGACGGTATTCTTCAGTTCCGGCTTCGGCACCAGCCCGGCGCACGGCAGCGGCACCAACCGGCTGAACGACTACACCTTCAACAGCAACGTCACCGAGGTCAGCACCGGCGACGATCTGGAATCCTGCACCATCACCAACAACGGCAATGGCAGCAACGCCGGCATCGTGCTCAGGCACCAATACCCGGTGCCGGAAGGACAGTCCAAGATCAGCGATGGCGAACTCGCCGCCATTCATGGCGACGACCACTTCCAAGCGGAAATGACCGGGCTGGAAAACTGGTTCCGAAGTGACTGGAAGATCGCGGCATGAGCGATTTTCGTCTTGAGCAGTGGTTCGACGAGGACTGGATCATTCAGGCTGGTGCCGGGGTCACGATTCAGGTGCCGGTCGCCGATCTGGTGCTCGCAGGCTTCGCGCCAACTGTGCGCACGCCGCGCACCATCCAGGTTCCGCTCGCGACCCTGACGCTGACTGGATTCGCGCCATCGGTTGTGGTCGGCATCAACATTCAGGTGCCACTCGCGACTCTGACCTTGCAAGGCTTTGCGCCGGTGGTGCTCACTCCGCGCGTCGTGCAGGTGCCAGCAGGCGTGCTGCCGCTGCTCGGCTTCGCGCCGACGGTGTTGACTCCGCGGACCATCCAGGTTCCGCTCGCGACCCTGACGCTGACTGGATTCGCGCCCGCGGTCGTCATCGGCCAGAACGTCGTGATCCAGGTGCCGGTAGGTATTCTGACCCTGCAAGGCTTCGCGCCAGATGTGGTGGTCAGCGGTGCACCTGCAGCAAATGACGAGGAATGGATCATACGTGCGCGTCGCCGCCGGCAACGCTGACTCACGCGTGCTCTTCCTGAATCGCTGGACTTGCCCGCATCATGGCGATTGCGAGGTGACCCGTGGCCGCGAGCAAACTGGAAATGGTGAATGGCGCGCTGATTGAACTCGGCGCCATTACCTTGTCGTCATTGTCTGGACCTGCACTCGAAGTTGAAATCGCCAATCGGATCTACGATCAGGTCTATGGCGATTTGCTGGGTAAGGCGCCGTGGCGCTTTGCAGTCAAGAAAGCCGATCTCTCGCACCTGGTTGCAGCACCGCTCAACGAATGGAGCGATCAGTTCGATCTGCCGGCGCAATGCGTGCGTATCGTGCGAGTCTATCCCGATCAACCATTCGAAGTGTTCGAGGGCAAGGTCTACGCCAATGCCAGTTCATTGGCGGTGGATTACGTCGAGCGCGTCTCAGAATCCCTGCTGCCGCCGCCGTTCGTGCGCTTGGTCGCACTTGAGCTCGCGGTACGCATGTGCATCGCGATCACCAATGACGTAGAGCTCAAGAAAACCTTGCAGCAGGATGTCCGCATGCAATTTGCGGCTGCCCTCGCTGCCGATGCCCAGCAGCGACCGAATGTGCCATTGCGGGCATCGCCATTCGTGGATGTGCGCTACTGATGACACGCATCAGCGTCTTCAAATCGAACTTCACCTCGGGCGTGTTGGACCCGCGCCTGAAGTCGCGAGCCGACATCCAGCACTATCAGAATGGCTGCGAGATCGGCGACAACGTGGTGGTCCTGCCATTCGGCGGTTGCCGCCGTCGCGGGGGCATGCGTTTCGTGTCTGAGATCCCGGCAGCAGTCGCAGGCGATGGGCAGCTTGCCGCGTTCAGCTACAACTCCACCGATGTGCAGTATCTGCTGGCATTCGTCGAGCAGCGCATCTACTTTTTCCGCAATGGCGCACTCATCACCAACATCAATGGTTCCGGCAACGACTATCTGGTGAGCCCGTGGCCGATCACGATCGCCAGGCAGCTGCGCTTTGCGCAAACCGCGGATGCCATGGTGATCGTGCACCCGGACCATGCGCCGCGGCTGTTGGTTCGCGGCGCCAATGATTCGACTTGGACGCTCTCGACCATCACTTTCGATTTCATTCCGCAGATCGATTACAACGATGCCTCATCGCCGACCCCGACTTCCGAAGTGCAGGATGTAACTTTCACCAGCTTCAGCATCGGCAATACCTTCAAACTGGACCTCGAGGGTGTGCTCACCGAGGCGATCACCTATGACACCGATACCACGGCGGTGGCCAATCGCATCGCCCGCGCACTTGGCAAATTGTGGAACACCGGCAATGGCGATGTGACCTGCGCGTTTCAGTCAGGTTCTACCTATCGGGTAACGTTCCAAGGCGCGGCTGCGCGCAATTACAACCTGATGACCGGCTATGCCACGACCGGCAGCGGCACGATCGCGGTCACCTCCATCACCAACGGCGTGCCGCGTACTGAAAATGCTTGGTCGGCGACCCGCGGCTACCCGCGCACCGTCACGTTCTATGAGGGGCGCCTGGTGTTCGGTGGCAGCAGAAGCCGCCCACAGACGGTGTTCATGTCGGCTTCCACCGCGCTGTTCAATTTCAATATCGGCGAGGGTCTTGACGACGACGCCATCATGAAGACGCTGGATACTGATCAGGTCAATGCGATTCAGAACATCATTCCTGGTCGGCATCTGCAGATCTACACCGAAGGCGCCGAATTCTTCGTGCCGGATTTTCCGATCACCCCGGAAAATTCCAACTTTCGCACCCAAACCACCTACGGCAGCGCGCGCGTGCGCCCGGTGCAATTCGAAGGTGCGACGCTGTTCCTCGATCATTTCGGGCGCGGACTGCACCAGTTTGTCTACAACGACGTCGAGGCGGCCTACAGCGCGATCAGCCTGTCGCGACTTGCTGCCGATCTGCTCAATACGCCGGTCGATTTGGCGGTGCAGAAGTCGCTCAATGACGAAAGTGCCAACTACGTCTATCTGGTCAACACCGATGGCACCGTGGCGGTACTCAATGCCTTGCGGGCTGAGGAGATCGCAGCCTGGACGCCGTGGAATACGGAGGGTCAGTTCTTGTCGGTGGCAGTACTCGGCGAGCAGGTCTACTTCCTGGTCCGGCGTGTCAGTGGCACCGGTGCCAGCGCTTGGTACATCGAACGGCACGATTTGAATGCGTATCTGGATTCCTCGGTGATCGACAGTGGTCCGACCGTGGTAAACATTGCAAATGTGCGTTTTGAAGAGGCGTTTTTCGGCAGCAATAGCTTCATGCGTCTGGTCGATACCAGTGCTGTGCACGGTCTGGTGGGTGGCGAAAGCATCGTGGTTGCCGGAGTCAACGGCAGCGAGCATCACAACATCAATGGCTCCTGGACCGTGAATGCGGTTTTTGATCCTGACACCATCCGCATCGGCAACAATGTCACGGGTCCGATCAAGGGTTCCTACGTTTCGGGCGGTACCATCACTTATGGCACCGACACAACCGTCACCGGACTTTCGCATCTGAATGGAATCCTCTGTCGGGTGCGTGCCGACGGTGCGATTCTTGCCAGCCAGATCCCATCAGGCGGCAGCATTACCACGGAAATCCCGGCCACCATCGTCGAAGTCGGCAGATGGTTCCAGCCGCGGGTGAAACTGTTACCGCCCGCAGTCGCCTTTTCGGATGGACTGAGGCAGCTGCGGCGCGGGCGTCTTGCCCGCACGCGCGTACATGTTCGGCAAACGCAGGGACTGCTAGTGAATGGCTACCCGATGCCTGAGCGCTATCTCGACCTCGATCCGCTCGATACCGCGCCGGCGGCATTGACCGGCACCTTTGAGGTGCGACTCAATGGTTGGGGCGTGATGCAGGCAATCGATTTCACCCAGGAACATCCGCTGCCGCTGACCCTGTTGGCGGTGGAATACGAAGGGAGCATGAACTGATGGGCGCTCCAGCCACCCTTTTTTTCATTTTCGCTGCAGCCGGTTCCGCAGCTGCGGCTTATGGCAACTACCAGCAAGGCAAAGCGACACAGTACGAATACCAGCGCCAGGCCGAGCAGGAGAAACTGGCCGCCCGTGATCGCGAAATTGAACGGCGCAATCGGCTCTTGAGAGCACTTTCGCAGCGCACCGTCGCAGCCGCTGCCGGTGGCTCCTCGCTCGAGGGCTCACCGGCCGCGCTCATCAACCGCGACGTGCGCGAGTTCAATCTCGAGTCGCTGTCGTCAGAGGCTTCGAGCGCCTCGACCCAGGCCGGCCTGCGTGCGGCCGGCACCAACGCGCGTCGCATCGGCACCATCAAGGCGGTCGGCAACCTGCTCGACTTCGCCACTGCGGTATCGCAGACTCGGGTCAACAAGCCACGCACCCGCAGCAGCGGCAGCCCGCGCACGCAGACCCAGACCGGCACTATTTCGAGCGGCAAGCGTGGCTAACGGCTTCCAGCGCCGCAGTTATTTTCAGCCGGACAACATCGACACCGGCCGCGGCGCCGTTCTTGCCGCTCAATCCGGTCTATTGCAGTCATTCGCCAATCGTGCCCAACAGACGGCCGAAGGTA